GACAGACCAGCCAGCGGAAAAAACTTATACGCAAGCTGAAATTGACGCGATGATCGGTAAGCGCCTCGCAAGAGAACAGCGCAAATGGGAAAGAGATCAGGCCACAAAGGCTGCGGAGACGCAAACTTTAAGGTCTATGCCAGCGGAAGCACCGAGTGCTGACAGTTTTACAAGCCCTGAAGACTATGCGCAAGCACTAGCCCTTCAGAAAGCCCAAGAACTTGTCGCCCAACGTGATGCCGCAAAGCAACAAGCTGAGATCATGGAGGCTTATGCCGACAGTGAAGAGAAAGTCAGGGACAAATACGACGACTACGATCAGGTAGCCCGTAACCCTAACGTGCCCATCACCGAGGTAATGGCTGAAGCGATTTATGAGTCTGACGTTGGCCCCGAGGTAGCTTACTACTTAGGATCTAATGTTAAGGAAGCAGCTCGAATCTCCCGTTTATCGCCTTTCATGCAGGCAAAAGAGATTGGAAAGATTGAAGCCAGATTGGCCTCTGATCCTCCGGTCAAAAAAACTTCAAACGCGCCAGCACCGATTAGTCCGGTAACAGCACGTTCAACAGGTGCACCGAGCCATGACACGACTGACCCACGGTCAATCAAGTCCATGACAACCTCGCAGTGGATCGAAGCTGAACGCGCTCGCCAGATGAAAAAGTACGAAGCGCAACGCAACCGCTAATTTTTTGAAAGGACTAATATGTCTAATAGTATTCTGACGATTGACATGATCACACGCAAAGCGTTGGAGATCTTGGAAAACAACCTTGTTATCACACGTAACGTAAACCGCCAGTATGACGACTCTTTCGCTGTTGAAGGCGCAAAGATCGGCTCTACACTGCGTATCCGTTTACCTGATCGCGCTTTGGTTACTGACGGCGCCGCCTTGCAAGTGCAAGACGACAACGAGCAGTTCACCACACTGACTGTTGCTTCACAAAAGCACATCGGTGTTAACTTCACATCTGCTGAATTGACCATGCAATTGGACGACTTCGCAGAGCGTGTGTTGAAGCCTCGTATCAGCCAGTTGGCATCTTCCATTGATGCTGACGTTGCCAACTCTTTCTTAAGCATTGGTAACTCGGTTGGCACGCCTGGCACTACGCCTGCTACTTCTTTGGTTCTGTTGCAAGCGCAGCAAAAACTGAACGAAGCCGCAGCTGTAATGTCTCCCCGTTACGCTACTGTTAACCCTGCCGCTAACGCTGGCTTGGTTGAAGGCATGAAGGGTCTGTTTAATCCTACAGACACCATCAGCAAGCAGTTTAAGAACGGCATGATGGGCACTGGAGTGTTGGGCTTTGACGAGATCAACATGTCTCAGTCTATCAAGCAGTTCACAACTGGCTCACGCGGCGCTACTGGCGCGACTTTGTCTGCTGCTGTGTCTACACAAGGCGCAACTACCATTGCCATCACTGGCGGCGGTAATGCAGGCACGGTCAAGATCGGTGACGTGTTCACTGTGGCTGATTGCTTTGCTGTTAACCCACAAACCCGTGAGTCAACAGGCTCCTTGTTCCAGTTCGTTGCTACTGCAAACGTGACTTTGGGTTCAAGCGGCGAAGGCAACATCACTGTTGCTCCTATCTACACTTCTGACAACGCTTTGGCTACTGTCAACAGCTTCCCTGCATCTGGCAAGGCTGTAGTGTTTGTGGGCGCGGCTTCTAGCCAGTACGCACAGAACTTGGTCTACCATAAAGACGCCATCACGTTTGCTACGGCTGACTTGTTGTTGCCACAAGGTGTTGACATGGCTGCCCGCGCAGTTCACAACGGTATTTCCTTGCGTGTGGTTCGCCAGTACGACATCAATAACGACCGTATGCCTTGCCGTATCGACGTTTTGTATGGCTTTAACACAATTCGTCCACAGATGGCTTGCCGCATCTGGGGTTGATTTAAATTCACATTGAAAGGAAATTATCATGGCTTTACCTAATGGCGCAGGCGGTTACCAACTTGGTGACGGCAATCTGTCTGAACTCACGATGGGCTATGCAGCCGCCCCCCAAACTGCCACATCTACAGCAACTTTGACAGCTGCTCAAGTGACCGGTGGTTGGTTGGTTGCTAACCCCAGCACATCTGCTGCTACTTACACTTTGCCCACAGCCGCATCTATTGACGCGATTGTGACCAGCGCAAAAGTTGGTAGCACATTTACGCTGAACATCATCAACACTGGTACTTCTTCTGGTACTGTGACTTTGGCAACAGCTACTGGCCTCACCGATGGCGGCAACGCTTTCGTGGCCGTGGCTATTACCTCTAGCGCTCAGTTTACATTCCGTAAAACTGGCGATGCTACTTACACTGTTTACAAAACAGCCTAAGAAAATGATGGGGCTTCGGCCCCGTCTTTTAAGGAAAAATCATGCCATCAAATACCAAAGCTACTGGCGTCGCATATCTGGATCCTGAATTCAGCACATGCTACGCAACCGAGGAAATCGGCTACGCTGCTTCGGCGCAAGGCACTGTGACACAGGCAACAAGCAAGTCCACAGCGGTAACGCTGGACAAGTCTATGGGCCGCATCACAATGAACAATGCGTCTTTGGCTACCGCTACCAATGCGACGTTCACTTTGAACAACAGCACAATCAGCGCAAATGACACCGTGATTTTGACAATTTCTGGTGGTCAAGCTACCGCTGGCTCATACAACGTATTTGCTAACGCGCTTGCTACTGGTTCTGTCAGCATTACGTTGCGCAACATCTCTGGCGGCTCGCTGTCAGAAGCTGTTGTCATCAACTTTTGCGTTATCCACGGCGCAAGCTAAACCAAAGGGGGCTAATCACCCCCTTTCTATTATGAACATCACACTTGTACATCCTGTCCACGGCGCTAAAGTTGCCACAATGGAACTTGAGATGGAAATGGATGAAAAAAATGGCTGGACACGCTACAATCCAGACACGCCTTCTGAACCTGAAGCGGCTCCCGTGAACGTGCTGGAAGTTAAACGCCGTAGAAAAGTGACCACTGAAGAGGTTTAAACATGACAACGTACACCGCAGGCGATCAAATAAATCGCTCCCTTCGTTTGTTGGGTGTGTTAGCCGAAGGTGAGACGTCATCTGCATCGGTTTCTCAAGACGCTTTGATGGCGTTAAACCAGATGATCGACAGCTGGAACACAGAACGTTTGTCTGTCTTTTCTACGCAAGATCAGGTCTTTACATGGCCGTCTAGCGTTCTTAGCCGAACCCTTGGCCCTACAGGTGACTTTGTAGGCAATCGCCCCGTTTTGCTTGATGATGCTACATACTTCAAAGCGCCTAGTGGCGTGTCGTATGGCATCAAATTTATCAATCAACAGCAGTACAACGGTATTGCTGTTAAGACTGTAACGTCTACGTTCCCACAAGTCATGTGGGCCAACATGACGTTTCCTGACATTGAGATGTACGTCTATCCTCGTCCCACACAGGATTTGGAATGGCACTTTGTTTCGGTGGAAGAACTAGACAATCCTGCAACTTTGTCAACGGTGTTGTACTACCCGCCTGGTTATCTGCGCGCTTTCACGTACAACTTGGCCATGGAGTTTGCCCCCGAGTTTGGCGTTGAGCCAAGCCCACAGGTGCAGCGCATTGCCATGACTTCTAAGCGTGACTTAAAACGCATCAACAACCCAGATGACGTGATGGCACTGCCGTACGCATTAGTGGCCAACCGCCAACGCTTTAACATCTACGCCGGTAACTACTGATGAAGACGCCAATCCTTGGCTCAAGTTACGTTGCCCGCAGCATCAACGCTGCCGACAACCGCATGATCAATTTGTTTCCCGAGGTCATTCCCGAGGGCGGCAAGGAGCCAGGCTTTCTTAACCGCGCGCCTGGCCTAAAGTTTTTGCAGACCATCGGCTCTGGCCCCATCCGCGCGCTGTGGTCGCACCAAGCAAGTAACAACAACTTTTATGTTGTCTCTGGCATGGAGGTCTACCGCGTGTTTGACCTTAATGGGACGCCAACAATGATTGGCCAAGTCTCAGGCACTGGGCCTGTCTCAATTGCTGACAACGGCACGCAAATCTTTTTTGCCTGCAATGGCCCAAGCTACATCTACAACGAACAGACACACGTCTTTGCGCCCATTACAGACCCAGACTTCCCAGGCGCTGTGACGGTGGGTTACTTAGATGGCTACTTTGTTTTTAATGAACCGAATAGCCAGCGCGTATGGGTGACTTCACTCTTGGATGGTACATCGGTAGACCCGCTTGATTTTGCAAGCGCTGAAGGCTCGCCAGACGGCTTGGTGGCCATCAATGTCGATCACCGCGAAGCTTGGCTCTTTGGATCTGACTCAGTTGAGGTCTGGTACGACGCCGGCGGTGCAGATTTTCCTTTGGTACGCATCCAAGGCGCGTTCAATGAAATTGGTTGCGCAGCACCTTTCTCGGTTGCCAAACTAGACAACAGTTTGTTTTGGCTTGGCCAAGACGCCCGTGGCCAAGGTATTGTTTACCGTGCCAACGGTTACAACGGTGTTAGGGTTTCTACTCATGCGGTGGAATATGCCATCGCCCAGTACGGCGTGATCTCAGACGCCCTTGCCTATACTTATCAGCAAGAAGGCCACACGTTTTACGTGCTGACCTTCCCAAGCGCCAACGCTACTTGGGTCTATGACGCAGCCACACAAGCATGGCATGAGCGCGCTGGGCTGACCAATGGTGAGTTTACACGACACCGTTCTAACTGCCAGTGCAACTTTCAAGGCAACATAGTTATTGGCGATTTTGAAAACGGCAACATTTACACTTTTGATTTAGAAACCTACGCTGACAACAGCGCGGCTCAAAAGTGGCTCAGGTCTTGGCGCGCGTTGCCAACAGGCACAAACAACCTCAAACGCACTGCGCATCACAGCTTGCAACTTGATTGTGAGACAGGCGTTGGTTTAAATACTGGGCAAGGCAGTGACCCACAGGTCATGCTGCGTTGGTCAGACGATGGCGGCCACACGTGGTCAAACGAACACTGGTCATCCATGGGCGCCATTGGCCGGTATGGCCACCGCGTGTTTTGGCGCCGCTTGGGCATGACTTTGAAACTGCGCGACAGGGTTTATGAGCTTTCGGGCACAGACCCTGTAAAGATTTCTATTGTTGGTGCTGAACTTTTAATAAGTCCGACCAATGCCTAACATTACCCAAATCCCCGCGCCTCGCGTCAACATTGTCGATGAAAAGACAGGTTTGATTTCGCGTGAGTGGTTTCGCTTTCTCAACAATGTTTACACAATCGTTGGTGGCGAGAATCGCGGGGTTATCTTGCCTGAGAACGGCGGCACGGGTACAGGCGTTGTGCCTACCAATGGTCAACTGCCAATTGGCAATGGTGCGACTTATACGCCAGCCAATCTAACGCAAGGCACTGGCCTGACCGTTACCAATGGCGCAGGCTCTGTCGCGCTTGCAATCACCAACACTGGCGTGACAGCAGGCTCCTACGGCTCTGCGTCTGTTGTGCCCAACTACACAGTCAACGCTCAAGGCCAACTGACAACTGCGGCCAACACGTCTATTGCCATTGACACTTCTCAAGTTATCTCAGGCATTTTTCCTATTGCACGGGGCGGCACAAACACTAACGCTACGCCTACGGCTGGCACGGTGGCTTATGGCACAGGCACAGCAATAGCTTACAGCGCTGTCGGTACAGCAGGCCAAGCCTTAGTGTCCAACGGCGCAAGCGCCCCTAGTTGGTCAACAATTACATCTAGTCAGTGGGTGACCTCGGGCGCTAACATTTACTATATTGCCGGCAACGTCGGTATAGGTACAACGTCGCCTGGCTCTGCACTAGACGTCAAAGGAACATTAAGACTGTCTGGCTCGTCTTCTGGGTACGTGGGTCTTGCGCCAGCTGCGGCGGCAGGCTCAACAACGTATACGTTGCCATCAGCCGACGGCTCGTCTAACCAAGTGCTCCAAACTAACGGGTCAGGCGTCTTGTCCTGGGCGACATCTGGTTCTGGAACTGTAACAAGCGTCAGCGGCACAGGCACTGTATCTGGCATCAGTTTGTCTGGCACGGTCACAACTTCAGGCAATTTGACTCTTGGCGGCACACTATCTGTGGCTGCTAGTGATATTACATCTGGAACTATAAGCACCGCCCGCCTTGCTTCAGGGTCGGCGACCTCAACAACGTTTTTGCGTGGTGATCAAACTTGGTCATCTATCAGTAGTAGCAATGTCACTACGGCATTAGGGTTTACCCCATACCCTGATAGCAACCCAAGTGGATTTGTAACTTCAAGCGGATCGGTTGCGTTTGCAACAAACGCAACAAACGCAACGTATGCAAGTTACCTTGGCGGCGTTGCAGATTCTGGATGGGCGCGGATTTTTCCAACAAACTCAGGCACAGCAAACGCTTCAGGGTCAGGCATAAATATTCTTGGCTCTGGCTCTACTGGTATTGCAGGCGCTTATGTTGGCACTTCAGGTTCAGGCAACACAGTCACACTGACTGTTCAAACATCTAGCCCATCTGATCCACGATTGAAAAAAGACATTCAAGACAGCGATCTTGGCTTGGCGTTTGTTAAAGGTTTGATCCCTAAAAAGTATCGTTTGATCCATGACCCAAAAGAACAATTTGGCTATGGCTTTTTAACGTCCGATGTGGAAAAATTGATACCCAAGGGAAGCTCTCTTGTTTATCACGAACCAAACCTGATTGCTGGCGATGAGAAAGGGTTTGACGTGGTTCACTACCCATCCTACATTGCAGTGTTAGTCAAAGCAATTCAAGAACTATCTGCTGAAGTAGAAGCCTTAAAATCTTCTCAACCGCCCAAGTAACCAGTATCATTGCATTGAGGAATAAACAATGACAGTCAATATCTCCCTTTTCGCTGGCGCTGGTGCGCAGTTCTTTACCAACAGTGGCGTGCCTTTGTCTGGTGGCCTGTTGTACACCTACGCTGCTGGCACGACAACGCCCGCCGCAACCTACACGTCTTCCACGGGCGCTACTGCCAACAGCAACCCCATCGTTTTGGATTCTGCTGGCCGCCCACCATCTTCAATTTGGCTGACAACTGGTAGCAGCTACAAGTTTGTTTTGCAAACTTCGCTAGCTGTGCAAATTGGCTCTTGGGACAACATCCCAGGCGCAAACGACTTTACCGTGCTGACAACGCGGCTGGCCAACCAGTCGGACGCCACGCTTGGCGACGCACTTATTGGTTTCAAACAAGCTGACACAAATGGCTTGATTTCTGGCGCCGTTGGCCGCACGGTGCATCAGAAACTGCAAGACTTAGTAAGCGTCAGAGATTTTGGCGCTACGGGTGACGGCACAACAGACGACACCACAGCTATTCAAGCCGCAATTTATTACGCCCAAACAAACGGCGGTTGCGTGTACTTGCCTGCTGGTATTTACGTTATTTCTAGTTCACTAAACGTGCAGATCAACTCTGGCGGGTTGCCATTGCTTCGCCCCTCTATTCGCGGTGACGGCGCAGGCGCAACCACAATTTTGCAGACAGCCAACGCAAGCGGTATTGTGGTTACTGGCTATGTTAGCAACCCAGCCGACTACATGGATTTGGAAGACT